CGAGCGCGGTGACCTGGCGCATATGGCGCTGTTTTTGTGGGCGAGTGGGGCGAGCACGCTTTTGGTGTGGAGCCTGCGCGAGCTGACCAAGGTGAACCAGCACTTCAACGACTTCGTGCGCGAGATTGCGACGTTGAATCAACTCTTCAAGAAGGGGGACTAAAGCCATGGCGAGCAAGAGCAGCCGGGAGAATGCGCAGCAGACGTTCCGGCAATTTGCCTGGAATTTGGCGGGCACGCTGGCAGCGCCCAAGGGCGGCAAGACGGCGGCTCCTCTGCCGGGCAAGCGCTGATGGCGGCTATTCCCATCGATGGCGATGGGCGGTTTTGTGGCTATGCCAGTGTGTTCAACCGCGCAGATGCCGGGGGCGATATGGTCATGCCGAGGGCGTTCGCGAAGAGCCTCAAGCGGCGGCGGGATCGGGTGCGGCTGTTGTTTCAGCACGATCCCAAGGAACCGGTGGGTATCTGGGACACGTTGCGCGAGGATGGCCATGGGCTGTTCGTTGCCGGGCGGTTGGTGCCGGGGGTGGCGCGGGCCGATGGGCTCAGGCGCCTGATCGAGCAGGGGGCGCTCGATGGGTTGTCCATCGGCTTTCGTACCCTGCGCGCCACCCGCGAAGGGGGCGTGCGCAAGCTGTGGCAGATCGATCTGTTCGAGATCTCGATCGTGACTTTTCCGATGATGGAGGACGCGCGGATCGCGCCCTCCCAAGGTTCCGCGGGCGCTGCCATCGCAGCGGCCACGCACACAATCCGTAACCGCTAAGGGACATTTCTGGATGGATATCAATAGTGACGGCCTTGAAACCAAGGCCGGCGCGGGGGGCGATATTGCCAGCCTCTTCGCTGAATTTTCGACTGCGTTCGAGGAGTTCAAGACTACCAATGACCAGCGGCTGGGGGAGCTGGAAAAGCGTGGCTCTGCCGATGGCCTGCTGGAGGGCAAGCTTGATCGGCTCAATGCCGTGCTCGACGGGCAGAAGGCGGCAATGGATCGCGCAATGGTGGAGCGAGCCCGGCCGGTGCTGGACGGCAAGGCGGTGCGCGGGGAGGGTGAGTATAAGGAGGCGTTCACCGGCTATGTGAAACGTGGCGAGGAAAAGGCGCTGTCGGTCGGCGTCGGTGCCGAAGGCGGTTGTGTGGTGCCGCCGGAAACGGAAACCGAAATCACGCGGCTGATGACGGCGGTGTCGCCGATCCGCGCCATTGCCGGCCTGCGGCAGGTGTCGGGCTCGGTCTACAAGCGGCCCATTTCGGTGAGCGGGCCGGCGGTGGGTTGGGTCGGGGAGACGGCGGCGCGGCCGGTGACGGCGTCGCAGACGCTGGCGGAGCTGAGCTATCCGACCATGGAGCTTTATGCCATGCCGGCAGCGACTTCGGCGTTTCTCGACGATGCCGCTGTCGATGTGGGGCAGTGGATCGCCGAGGAGGTGAATGCGGCGTTCGCGGCGCAGGAAACCACGGCATTCGTGAGTGGCGATGGCGTCAACAAGCCCAAGGGGTTTCTCGCGGCGCCGACTGTTGCGGAGAGCAGCTGGAGCTGGGGTAATCTGGGCTATGTCGCGACGGGCGCGGCGGGGGCGCTGCCGGCGAGCAATGCCAGCGATGTGCTGATCGACCTGGTCTATTCGCTCAAGGCCGGCTACCGCCAGAACGCATCGTGGGTGATGAACCGCAAGGTGCAGGGCACGCTGCGCAAGCTCAAGGATGCGGACGGCAACTACCTGTGGCAGCCGGCGGCAACGGCGGACGGCAAGGCGCGGTTCATGGGATTCGACCTGGTCGAGGCCGAGGACATGCCCAACATCGCGGCTGATGCGACGCCGATTGCGTTCGGTGATTTCCGGCGCGGGTATCTGATCGTGGATCGCCAGGGGGTGAGTGTGTTGCGCGATCCGTTCTCCAGCAAGCCGTATGTGCTGTTTTATACGACCAAGCGCGTGGGTGGCGGGATTGCGGACTTTGACGCGATCAAACTCCTGAAATTCGCCGCCAGCTAAGTTCGCGAGCGCGGCCATCTAGCGCAAAAAGCCTGTGCTCCGGTGCTCACGTACTCAATGTACGCTGCGCTCCGGTGCGCGCCTTTCTGCGCTATCTGACTCGCGCTGGCGGACTTCGCTTCGACTGATGGATTGGGGCACCTGGCCATTCAAATGCTCGATGTCACCCCGGCGAAGGCCGGGGTCCATCCTGGAATGGTTTGGACGATCCACCTGGCGGCAGGACGGGCATCTCGGGATGGATCCCGGCCTGCGCCGGGATGACATCGGGGGTGGTGCACCGCTCGAGACAAAACAAAAAAGGCAACAATGATGATTTCTTATCTTCTCGCGGGGCCCGCGCAGGAGCCGGTTTCGCTTGCCGAGGCCAAGGCGTTTCTGCGGGTGGATGATGGGGCCGAGGATGCTCTTATCGCGACCCTGATCGGAGCGGCACGGCTGCATGTCGAGGGCGTGACGGGGCGGGCGCTGCTGGCGCAGAGCTGGCGGGTCGTGCTGGATGACTGGCCCGGCAATGGGCAGGTGAAGCTGCCGGTGACGCCGTTCAGGAGTGTCACGCAGATCATTGCTTACGATGCGGATGGCGCGGGCCATGAGGTGCCGCTGGCGCAGTTTTTGAGCGAGCCGGACCGGTTGGTATTGCCGCGCACGGTGGCGGGGATGCCGCTGTTGCGCGAACGGCAGGGGATCGAAATCGACTATGTTGCCGGGTTCGGCAGCGAACCGCAGGAGGTGCCAGCCGATATCCGGCAGGCGCTGCTGGTGCTGGTGGCGTACTGGTTCGAGCACCGGGACGCGGTGATCGTGGCGGGGTCGGGGGCGGTGGTGCCGTCGGGGTTCGACCGACTGGTAGCGGGCCACAAGCGGGTGCGGCTGTGAGCGTTGCTGTGCCGCCGATCGGCACGTTGACGGATCGGGTGCAGCTTAAGAAGCGCGAAATGGTGGCTGAAATCGGAGGCGGGCACGCGACGCTGTTTGTGCCGGTGGCGAGCCTCTGGGCGCGGGTGCGTTCGCTCAAAGGGCGGCAGGGGGTGAGCGCGGATGGGCGCGATGTGGCGGTGAGCCATTCGGTGGTGTTGCGGTTTCGCAGGGATGTCTCGCCGGGGGACCGGATTGTTTATCGCGGGCGGAATTTCGAGGTGGTGAGTGCGGCCGATCTCAATGGGCGGCGGGCGTACCTGAGCTGCACTTGCGGCGAAACCAGTTTTACGGGGTAGGCGATGCACCCGATCATGGTTGTGCAGGAGGCGCTCGTGACGGCGCTGAAGGCGGATGCGGCGCTGGCAGGGATCGTGGGCGATGGGGTGTTCGACGCGCCGCCCACGGGTAGGGCCGCGCCCTATGTGGTGATCGCCAGGCACGATGTGATCCAGCGCGACGGGGATATTGCGGTGCTGCAGGAGCATCGGGTGGTGGTGCATTGCTGGGGCGATCAGCCGAGCAGGAGGAGTGCCTTGGAGATTGCTGAGCGGGTGGTGGCGGTGGGGCTGGGGCTCAGTGGGGTGAGCCAGGCGGGGCATGTGCGGACGGATACGGTGGTGGATGGGGAGACCGGGTTTGCACGGGCTGCGGTTTGGTTGCGGTTTTTGAGTGAGGGGTAGCGCTGCTGCCCTTTAGGCATGACCTGTCATCCCCACCGGCCGGCACCTCCACCGTGACGGGGGAGGCTGGGAGGGGGCGAGAGCCCTGATGTCGGAGCTAAACGTCCCCCACCCTTGATCCCTCCCCGCAAGGGGGAGGGTGTCGACTGGGACATCTGAACCCCTCAGCCCTCAGGGGAGAGGTGAGGAGGGGATTGCGGCTAGCGCGGCGTCATTCCCGCGAAGGCGGGAATCTCCGTTGTAGAAAAACAGGGGTTCCCGCTTTCGCGGGAATGACCCGGTGGTTTGAAGGATACGACACATGGCCGCTCAGAGCGGGAAGAATATGTTGCTCAAGCTCGATCAGACGGGGGCGGGGAGCTTTTTGACGGTGGCGGGGCTGCGGACGCGGGCTTTGGCGTTCAATGCTGCGACCGTGGATACGACCGACCAGGAGAGTGCCGGGCGCTGGCGGGAATTACTGGCGGGCGGCGGGGTGAAGCGGGCTTCGGTGAGTGGGGCGGGCGTGTTCAAGGATGGGGAGTCCGACGCGCAGATCCGGGCGCTGTTCTTTGCCGGGACGATCCGTGGCTGGCAGCTGATCCTGCCGGATTTCGGCACTGTGCAGGGGCCGTTCCAGATCGTGGCGCTGGAGTTTTCGGCGGATCATGCGGGGGAAGTGACGTTCGACCTGGCGCTGGAGAGCGCTGGGGAGGTGAGTTTTACGGTGGTGTGAGGGGTTTCCTCTTTCCACCGAGTCATTCCCGCGACAGCGAGAACCTCTGTTTCAATTCTGCGCCACCAAACGGAGGTCCCCGCTTTCGCGGGGATGACGCTGTGGGGGTGCGCATTCGGGAGCGACTAAATGGCCATTCCACAACGGGGTGAAATCGACGCGGTGATTGGTGGGGAGAGGCGGACGCTGTGCCTGACGCTGGGGGCGTTGGCGGAACTGGAGCAGCGTCTGCAGGCGGGGGATCTGGTGGGGTTGGCGGAGCGGTTTGGCGGCGGGCGGGTTTCGGCGCGGGATTTGACGGCTATTCTGGGGGCGGGGCTGCGCGGGGGCGGCAATGCCATCAGCGATGATGATCTGGCGCGGCTGTCCATCGAAGGCGGGCTCAAGGGTGCGGCGGAGATTGCGGCGCGGCTGCTCAAGGCAACGTTCGGGGAGACGGCATGAACCCGTTTCCCTGGGATGCGGCGATGCGCTTTGGCTTTGGCGTGCTGCGATTGCCGGCGCGGGATTTTTGGGCGCTGACGCCGCGTGAATTGGCGGCGGCCTGGGGCGCGGTGATGGGGGATCGCGGCGGGCCGTTGGGGCGGCGTGATCTCAGCGAGTTGATGGAGAGGTTTCCCGATGGCCGATGAGTGGTTTGCGGACGAGCTGGGCGATGTGTCGGTGGAACTGGAGCGGATTGGCGATCTGGCGGATGGGGTGTCGCGCTCGATCAGTTCGGCGTTTCGCGGGGCGCTGGTGGATGGGCGCTCGTTCAAATCGCTGCTGGGGGATATTGCGCGCAGTTTTTCCGACATTGCGCTGAAGGCCGCGATCAAACCGTTTGGCGACATGCTGGGCGGGCTGGTGGGCGATCTGTTTGCGGGGAGCAATCCGGCGCTGGCCGGGGTGACGCCATTTGCCAAGGGCGGGGT